TTCTTAGGTGATAAGTTTATCAAGAACTTAGGTTTTACAGTAGGTGCTTTCTATAGTGGTGGTGTTACTGCTGCTGGGTTGAAGGTAACTAAGTTACCTCAGCTTATTGGTGCTATTGCCAAGTCTTCAAAGGCTCCAGCAATAGTTAATACTGCTGTGGGTGCTACTATTTCAGCAGTAAATGAGGGTAGAATTGAAGCACTCAATAATAGTAAGGATTGGTTTGAGCTTCATAAAGCACAGCTTGATGACAGTCTAAGGGAAAGGTTAAATGCAATACAGGCTGAATATGAAGCTAATGCAGGAAAGGAACTTGTAAGAAGTGGTGTAGAGGGTAATCAATTTGTAGACCCAGCTTATGTAAAGTATCAGGATGCTATTGCAAAAGAAAGAGAGGCTTACAATGCAGCACTTGGTAAACTGAATGAAGATAGATTGAAGATGGGTAATGCAGACTTGCTTATGAATATACCTATCCTTACTGCATCTAATATAATCCAGTTTGGTAAGTTATATGCCAATGGATTCAAGACTGCAAGAAAAGCTACCAATATAGTAGGTAAGGCAGGAGAATATGCTGCTGGTACTACAAGGTTAGGTGCTGCTACTGCAATAACAAAGGGTGCATTATCTGAAGGTACTGAGGAAATGGCACAAGGTGCTGCAAGTAGAATAGCAGGTAACTATTACTCTACTGATGTAAATAACTTCTATAAGTCAAAGACTGACCCAGAGGCTGCACAAGAGACTTTGAGTTGGACCAAATCATTTGCTGAGGGAATCAATGAGACAGTAAATGATGGCTCTGTATGGGAAGAGTTCTTTATTGGTTCTTTGACAGGTGCATTAGGTATGCCAAGATTCAGAGGTGTAAGGAATGCACAGGGTGGCATTCAGTCTCCTATTACTATTGAAGGTGGTGCCATAAATGAGTGGAGGGATTATAATGAGAAGATAGCAAGAGAGAATGAGATTGCTAACTACATGAACAGTAGAATAAACTCTCCTGAGTTTAAGAATTACTATCAGGGTCTTATCAGACATAATAAATATCAGAATGATATGAATAGGGCTGCTGAGGAAGGTGATGAGTTCAACTTCAAGAATGCAGAACATGCTCAATTGGTATCTGATATTGCTATGTTTGATAATGCAGGTAGGATGGAAGACCTCACTACTTTAATTGATACAGCATTTGATACATCAGATGAGAACCTTGCCTCTATTGTAGAGAACACTACAACTACTCTTGAGGATGGTTCTAAAGTAGGTCCATTTGTTGATAAGAATGGCAATCCTATGTATGCTACTCCAGAGGGCAAGCAGGAAATGATAGAGAAGTTGAAGCAGAACCATGATGAAATGACCAACACTATCAATAATTACCTGAAGATAAAGGATGAGCTTGACATTAAGACAGGACAACAATTATCAGATGACCAGCTTGAAGAATTGACTTGGATGAAGTCTCAGATAGGTAATTGGTCTGAGAGGGCAACAGCCATGTCTGGAGAGGTAAAGTCTGCAATAGGTAGTGTGTTGGGTAACTTGGATTCATTCCTAAGATTTAATGAGCAAATAAGAGACTTTGAAGGTCAGACTCATACTGGCTTAACTGATAGATACAGACAGGCAGATGAGAATGTAAGAGCCATTCAAGGTGCAATAAATACTCTTAACCTTGTAAGAAGTCAGGATGATAAGACATTAGCCCATACATTAGCCACTAATCCTAAGTTTGTAGATGGTCTTGTCAAGGAAATTAATGAGGTAGATGAGACTGTACTTAGTGCAGATGAGAAAGAAGATATTACAACTAAGCTAAATGATATTGTCAAGTTAGGTAATGCCTCAAAGACATATAATGCAAAGCTGAAAGAATATCTTGAGAATCCTCAAAAGCAAGCAGAAGACCATGCAAGGGCTGATGAACAAGCTGCACAACAAGAGACTAAGAAGAAGTCTGATGACTTGAAAGTATCTTTGAATGCTGCACAGAATTTACAGGAGTTCAGAGGTATCATAGATACCCAAGATGATATAGAGAATAGGGATAGAGTTCTAAAAGAACTTGAGGATGAAGGTAGTGAAATGGCTAAGAACTACAGAGAAACTTCACAATACAATAATGAGGTGAGAAGAGTTCTTAATGAGTCAGATGCAGAACCACAGGTTAAACAAGATGCTATGAAGCTCCTTCAAGACCAGTTCAGTAACTCTGAAAACCTTGAACAGTTGGCTAATCCTAATTCAATTTATATCAATAATGAGAATGCCTTTGATGAAGATTCTGAGGGTGATGTTGAGTTGTCTGCAACAAGATTCCAAGAGGCTCAATATGCTTTGCAGAATGCAATGTCTCAGGTAAATAATGACAATAGATTCAAGGATAGATTCTCACCTGAATATAAGAAGCCTGTAGAGAAAAGAGAGGGGACTGTAAGAGGTGATGATAGAAGAGATACTACAGGAGATAGTGGTACATCTACTACTCCTACTGTAACAAGTAGTGAGGACTTACCTACAACAGAATTACCTGTAGGTAATATAACTGCTGAGATGGTTAATGAGGAGAATAAAAAAGCCAATGAAAGGATAGAAACTCCACAGAGACCAAGTAGAGATACTCTTAATCAATTCTATAGACCTGCTATACCTGAACTGCATATAGAGGCAAGTAAGGAAGGGGACTTTAGACCATTTGATATTGTAGTAAGTGAGAGAGAAAAGAATGCAGACTTCTCTGGCATTTATGGTTATCTAAGAGACCAAGGAGCATTCAGATATGTAAATGAGGGTAACTTAAAGGCAGGTGATGAACTTGGCTTTATGATTGACCCAGACTACAATGAGAATACAATTTTCATTGTAGATAAGAGAAACAACCAAGTAGTAGGTAGTTTGGATGAGTCTGATTATAGTGTTTCAAGGTATGAGGGTCTGAAGAGTCTTGAAGAGAAAATAAGAGGTGAGTATGCTAATAGGCAGAATAAGACTGGTAAGTTCATTGCCACACCTGTTACAAAGGTATCTAAAGTAATGGTAGGTAGAGTTCCTTATGGTAATACTGAAAGGAGTTTATCTGAAATACCTAATGTAACTTCAACTGATAGAAAACCTATCTTTGGTATTATAAAGAATGGTGTTCTTACCACTAATGGTAAGATTGATGATAGTCTTATTATCAAGCCAGTGGATATGAGCCAAAAGGAAGGTAGATTATATCTGCTCATACCTAATGGAGCTGGTAAGTATTCTCCTGCTGCTGTAAGGGTTAAGCACTTCAACAATGAAGAGTTTAATCTGAATGATAGCAACATAAGTTCTACTCCTGTTGGAGAAGATATAAAGAATGCCATTACTAAGTTATCAACTGCTACATCACAGGATGATGTATCTGCTGCCATGCAAGACTTAGCACAAGACTTGTATATGCAGGATATTATGGTTACTTGGTTTAGTAGTAGGGCAGGTGATGGTATTGTTATCAGTAAGAAGGTAAGAAAACCAGATGGCACTTATGAGAAGGTAATCATTAATGGAAAGGAGCAAATCAAGGAGGATAAGTATGATGTATATTTCTCTACAAGTAGTAAGAGTGCAGAGATTGGAGGTATAAACTTTGATGTAACTGCTCTTGAGGATTTAGGAGATACAAGTGCATTAGGTACTCCTAAGAATCCTGAGGATATATACAATGAGATATTAGGACACCTTATTAAGTTTAATCTTCCTTTGCAAGTCAGTACAAGGAGAATAAATGAAGGTGCATACAACAATAGGTTGATAAACTCTAATATTCTTACTTCAAATATTACTGAGGCTTCAGTAAGAAGTAATTGGTTTACAACTGATTACTTTGATAATGAAGGTAATTTGCATCAGGCTATAAGTCCAGCTTCTGTGGCTCCTCAACCTAAGAGGAAGATAGAGTCCCCTGTAGGAGGAGCTGAAGGTGCTATTGCAGGCACAAGAATAGTATCTGCATTCTCAAATAAGCCATACTATGTAGACTTAAAGACAAATACTATCAGAGATGACCAAGGTAGGACTGTAGAAGTTACTGATAGTAATAGAATATTGTTTGACTTAGCTTGGGCACAAGATAACTTTGGAGATGCTACAACATCATCAATGATGGTGGATAACAAAGTTCTTACTCCTGATGGTAAGGTACTTGATAGAAGCAAGCAGACATATCTCAGTGGTCAAGAAGCACAAGATGTTAAGGATACTATTGCAGGTAGAAAGAAAGAAAGAGAGGATAGAGTTGCCAAATCTAAGGAGGTTATCAGTGAAATATATGAGAACCAAAAGAGAATAGACAAGACAAGAACTGATGGAGAATTTTATTATGTACTTGAAGATGATGGTGAGTACCACCAGTATAGTAGAGTGCATAGTAGATTAGGTTCTAATTGGGTAGAGTCTCCTAAGCAAACAGAGGCTTTAACACAAGTAAGGACTAAGCTGTCACAGTTGGTTGATACTCCTGCTCAATTTGATAACTACTTGAAGTTCCTTGAAAACAAGTATAAGATTAATCTTGATGGTTATCAAGGAAAGACTGATGCCAAGAGTAGAGATACTATTGTGAATATAGTAAGAGATAAGATGTCTGGTACTAACTCACAAAGAGCACTTGATGCTGGCTCAGCAGTAGATAGTATTATCAGACAGTACTTTACTGTAAGAGATGTATCTAAGATAGTAAAGCCATCCAATATGTCAGAGAGTGCTTTCATAGATTTGATTACTACTCTTAATAGGGTTAAATCAAATATGGAGCAAATGGGAGAAAGATTCCTTGCTGACAATATTGTATTATTCCAAAAATATCCTGATGGTACAAGAGTTGCAGGTGAGGTTGATATTCTCTCTGTTGATAAGGATGGTAACTTTAGAATCTATGATGTAAAGACAAGTAGATACAGCTTCTATGACTTTACAGACAGATATGGTCACAAGGTTAATTACTTCACTACTCCATCTGCTACTCAGAGAATGAGTGCAAAGGATTACTATACTTTACAACTTTCTGCTTACAAGAACTTATTTGAATCTCAGTATGGTGTACCAGTTACTAAATTGGCTGTAATGCCATTTGTATTGAGTTATGATAAGGAGAATGTATCAGCAGTACAAAGTGAAAAGGGTATTCCTATTACATATAATCCTGCTGTTAATGTGCCTTTAGCAAGTGCAGTTAAAGTAGATAAATCTACAGGAACTCCTGCTACTCCAGCACAAGCTCAGACAGTATTGCCTATCTTTGAAACTTCATTAGAGACACAGAACCCTATTGAAGATTTAACACTTGAACACAGTATGAATAATGCTGATGAGGGAGTAGGTTACTTTGAGTTGGATGGCAAATTACATAAGGGATATGTTACACCACTGACTGTAATTGATGGGGTTGAAGTTCATGTAACTAAGGTTCCTAATATTACAAAGGGATTTGGTAAGGAAGCTGCTCATGTAGCTTCAAACAGCTTCTATGCAGTATTCCCTAATGGTAAGACATTCCTATTCTTGAAGAATAATCCTGTGCAGGGGGGTATGACCCAATCACAAGTTGAGGATGCAATTAGGAAAGGACTTGAAGCTAAGCCTCAGAAAGTTAAGGAATTAGCATCAGAAAAGACTATATTGTTTGACCCTGATGCAGTACCTACTGTAAGTGCTGCTCCTATCACTACTGTGGAAACTCCTGCAACTATTAATCAAGGTAATACCCAGACAGGTGCTGCCTATACTGCTCAAAAGGAACAGGCAATAAATGACCATGATGAAGAGTTTGAGGATGAATTTACTTTAAGAAGAGTAGATGACACAGAAGCTACAGTATGGAATCAGGAAAAGGAACTTAATTGGTTGGGCAAAGTATTGCCCCAGTTAAGTGAGAATGATAAAGTACAAATAGTAAAAGGTCTTATTAAAGTAGGTAGACAAGGTGCTTTAGCTTGGGGTCAGTTTGACAAAGGTGTAATCACATTATCTGACATAGCTGCTGAGGGTACTACATATCATGAAGCATTCCATGCTGTATTTAATCTCCTTCTTGACAATAATGAGAGGCAGGCATTATATAATGAAGCAAAGAAGTTATATGGTGAGAAAGATGACCTTTCATTAGAAGAAGATATGGCAGAAGGCTTCAGGGAGTATGTAATGACAAGACAAAGCAGAGGCTTAGGTAAGAGAATACTTGATTTCTTCAAGGAACTCTTTGCTAAGGTTACTAACTGGAATAACTTTAGACCTTCCCTGATAGATTACTATAGAAGAATTAATGAAGGTAAGTATGCAGATAGTACATTCAAAGTTCCTACTATCAGTGAATTGAGAGGTGCTACTTCAACTACTACATCATTCAATACTTTAAGTAATTCTATGCAAGAGAATTTATTGAAGAAAGGTTGGACAGCAGAGAAGTTTGATTCAATTTCTCAAGAGGAGAGAGACCAAGCCATCAAGTGTATAGCCTTCTAGTCAATAGGATGAAATTTTTTATTAGGGCAGGGTTAATCACCTTGCCCTATTTTATTAGGTAAAAAAAAAATTAAAAAAAAAATAGGAGGAGGAGTAGAACTTAATCTACTCACTCCCCCTACTTCCATCATTAACAATTCACTTAGATTTACTGGCATTATTAGGATTAAATAACCACCAAAATATACCAGCACAAATTACTGTTGCAGCTAATTCACTCATAATTTATATCTCCATTTATAGCCATAGGATTTACCATTAGGGTATATCCTTAGCTGATTATTAATTGCTTTCTTTATCTTCTCCCAATCTTTATTTAAGGTCTGAGACAGTTCCTTGGCTGCTTGAGTAGTAGAATTATACTCTGCTATAAATTTCCCATCTAAGCTATATTGTAGAACAGGTTTATTAAGCCAGCTATTTGATTGTCCTCTTTTATTAATAGACTGTCTCTCTTTAACAGTTCCATATCCAACATTATATTTTCTTGTACACCATTCAAGATTAGACACAATATTATTGTTCTTAGTTTCATCCTTATGATTAATCTCTTTATAATCATTAGGATTGGGAATGAAGTGTATTGCTACTAATCTGTGTACAGAATGCCATTTAGCAATATGATTGCTACTTTTTAAGTTTACTAACTCATAGCCATCATCATTAATCATAGGCTTTAGGACCCTATCTTCTAGACTACATCCCTTCCCACTTCTTCCAAGAGACTTAACCCTACCTAAGTTTGATACTTGGTACAAACCTTCATATCCTTGAATATCTTTCCAAATTTCTTCCATATTAAATGTTCTATTGTTCACTGCAAAGATACAAATAAATCCACTAATATGCAAGTGGATAAATAAATTATTTATAGTGAATAAAAAAAAAGAGGAGAGAAATCTCCTCTTTTAATTATTGCTTGAAATAAGGTATAGCCAATTCAGGGTCTATACCTCTTGTAATAGTACTTCTCATAGGAACTAATGGACTTTTCATTAAGAGCCTATAAGCCTTAGTCTTATCCTTAAACTGTCCTGACTGTATAAGAGCATCCTCACCTGCAAACACTTCATAATTCATTGGGTTAATCAACCCAACTAAATCTAAAGTAGATTGAATTGTCTGGACGGCTGCTGCTGGGGATTTCATAATTTTCAATCCTTCATCAACCATAGGCTTTCCTGGGATTAAAACACCAGTTTCTGTCTTTAGTCTTCTAAGTTGATATTCTACTATCTTAGTAAGCCAAGGTCTGTTATCCTTATCATCCCAATCAATCATTCCAAGTACTGCCACTATCGCCAAATAATGGGCAACCTCAGTAACTGCTCTTTTAATATTAGCCTTTTCAGTTTTTGATAATTTGTTCCAATCTGATACTATATCAAATTGGGACTTTCTAAGTTCCTGTGCCAACTGCCATAGAAACCTGCCTGTAGTTATGTAGTAACCTTCAGTCCAAGTTTGTAAGTCCATATTGTAAGAAGCTGATTTGAACCTTCTGTTAAGTGAGGGTTTCACCCACTTCCTAAACATTATTGCCATTCTACCTATAGCCAGCCTTTGTACTGCATTTCTATCAGCTTTATTATAGATACCATGCATTCTTTGGTTTATAGCAGCGGACTTTCTACTGAAAGCTATAATATCATCCTTTGTGAATGCAGAGCCATCTTCCTTAGTATAACCTTGCTTTAATTGAAGTTTAGCACCTAACTTCTTATTATTCTTATCAATAGGAACCACTTCCATAGCATCCCATAAAGATGTAATCTTTCCATCAGGAGCCTTCATCTTATAGGCATCTGCAAGTGCCAATGAAGTTCTATTCTGCATCCAATGTTCACCAGCATTATTCATAAGGAATAAAGCAGAAGTACCAAACATTCTACTAAACCAAGTCTTTCTATCAAAGTTTACTTCCTTAACATCAGTCTCATATTCCTGCATTACATTGAATAACTCATCCCACAAAGCAAGCTTGCTTGTCTTAACCCTATTACCAATCTCTGCAAGGAACTCAGGTAGTGCTTGACCATAGTTTCTATCAGCTCTTAGAGTATTAGATTCATTAAAGAACTCTCCAGAGAAAGATTCAATCCTCATCATAACTCCACCAGTAGCCACATTGGAAATACCTGATAGTACATTGACAGCTAATGTATTGAGTGAGGTCATTCTATTTACAAAGTTTGCAACCTTTCCTTTGTCAATCTTTGTATTACCAAATGTACCTTCATCAGCCATATATCTGCCATAGACCTGCATTTCAAAGAAGTCATTTAACCTTTGCATGAATCTTGTTTCATCACCAGACTTAGTGAGAGTAGATTCTACTTTCCTACCTATAGACTTGAACTTTTCAACCAATGGTTTACCACCTCTTGTCTGTATAATTTCCCTCTCCTTTAGCATATCTCTGCCAAGCTCAAGAACATCAATTACTTTATTCATTTCATTGAAGTCATTAGCCATAGCTGCATAGGCTGTAAGAGTAGATACTATATCAGTAGATAGGTCATTAGGACTTTCACCCTCTTTCATCTTGGTATAGTAGATAGGAAGTACTTGTACTTCTTTACCTTCAAAGTCCTTTACTGTAGCCCTATCTCCAAACTCAGTGTCATCTGTTCTTCTAATGAATTGGTCTTTAACAGCTTCCCATACTTGTGTACTACCTGACTTTACACCATCAGATGCTTTTACTCTTTCAAGTAAATCCTTTCTGATTTTAACTGCATTAGTTAAGGTAGTGTACTTGTCAGGAAGGTATGAATCCAGCTTGGCTTTTATCTCCATAACCTTGTTGTAGTATTCTTTCTGGGCAGGATTCAAGTTCTGATAAGCCTTATTGCCATAGATTGATACTTTAGGTTGCTTCTTTCCATTGACTACCTCCATATTAGCATCAAACCAAGCTTGTCTCTCCTTTCTGTATTTCTCTGCATTATCTCCTACAGGATTATGCCCATATTTCTCATTGAGAGACTTGAACATTTCCCTGACTTTCTCTTTGAATAGACCTTGGTTAATCTCAGAGATATAATTACCTGTAAGATTACCTTTGCTATCTCTTTCAAACATCCAATCAGTGTTCTTAACTCTAGCTTGCTCTAACCTAATTGTAGCAGCTTGAAGCTCCTTCATAACATTGATAGTCTCCAACCTTGCATTTTCCTTACTCTTCTTGACAGCTTGGTCCATAACTTTCAACATATAATCTGAAGAATCTGCCATAGAATCAAGCCATCTATCAAAGAAAGATATGTCCTTGTCAGCTATCTTAACTAAGTCTTCAGCAGTCATAGTCTTGCCCTTAAACTTGCCAAAAGGAACAGTTATACTCTCTCCTACAAAAGGTTTAATGAAATCAACAAAGAGAGGCATTGATACTTCATTGTACCTTACAAATAAGTCTCCAAGTAATGTAGTTGTATTATCCAATACTACCCTTACTCTCTGACCATATCTATTGTCTGCATACTTCTCTTCATCAATAAGAGCCTTCCTAATATCATCAGTAATATGCTTGTAACTATACAAATAGTTTCTGACATCTCTTAGCACTCTGGCTCTTTCATTGATATTAGTAGCAGGAGTATTCTGTAGCATAGTAAGTCTGTCACTTACCTTAGTCAATTCCTCAAGAGCATTCTCTACAAAAGTATAAATACCCTCAATCTCATTGTTATCAGCTAACTCAATATCCAATCTATCAATGAGTAATCTTTGGTTAGCACTGAATTGGCTATTAGGATTTCTCTTTTCATAAATCTTCAATCTCTTCAACTCATTCTCAATGATTCCTTGAAGTAACTTCTTGTCTCTTGCCACTCTTTCTGAAGTATTGTAGAATACCCCACTTGATGCTACATTACTAACATCAATAGCCTCATCCATACTGCCATTAAGTATCTGCTGGGCTAAAGAACCAAAGTTCTTATCAGCCTCTTTCATGGCTCTTTGTATAGGACTTGCACTAATATTCTTAAAGAACCCTTTAACTGCTTGAATCACTCTTTGCAGAAGATTCTTATAAGGAGCAGATGGAATATTCTCACCTTGAAGAAGATGTTTTGCAAGCAGTTTACCCGCAGCTTCTTTTGCCAATTTAGTCTCATCACTATGATATAAAGTATCATAAGTATCATAGTCCTCACCTATAATCTCTCTTGCCAATCCATTGGAAGATATATTATTGATAAGTCTTGTGATAAGTGGATTGTCCCCCATAGCTTCAATAGCAAAGTGTGCAAATTCCTCAGGAAGTGCTCTCTCACCTTGAATACCATTAGCAAGCCTAATCATTTCAACAAGACCACTTGCTGCATTTCTTGCAACATCAAAGTCAGTTACACCATGAATACCCATTCTCTTTTCAAGGTCAGTTAAAGCACCTATCCCTATTCCATGAGACTCAAGAATACCCCTCAATCTGTTATTAAGGTTTTCATTGTATTCCATCTTATCTGCATTAATAGAGTTAAGCCTGTTTCTTTTCTCAACCTTTATTCCAATGAACACTCTTGGAGATTCACTGTCTTGAATCTTAATTATGTTAGCCACATAATCATCCCTATACTCTGAGTTCTGATTAAAGGCTATAGCCCTTTGTTTCAATTTTTGATAATTCTCATCATTGTTTACCCACAGGGCTGGTCTGTCCATTCCTTTCTTATAGTACCCAATCTCCCTATTAAGTCTCTCAAGTACCTTAGTTTCTGGAATGACTTTACTAAGATTAGTCTGCTTTAGCAAACTCCTCAATGTAGGTTCATTGTTTTCATCTAATGTTAGCCTTGGATTCCAATCTCTTATAAAAGAGTCAGCTTTTGTAATAAGATATAGTCTTGTAGCCTCACTTCTATTGTTTGAAGTGAAGGACAGCAAGTCCTTAAATAACTTGCTGTCCACTACTTGACCATTTCTATTTCTTACCTTTGGAATAATTGCACAACTTCTTGCCATATCTTATAAACTATATAATGTTGGAGCACCACAAATACTATCACCATTCTCATCCTTATATTCTGTGTTAGGCTGAATAGCTGTTACATCATCAGCCTTAGGAGCAGAAGTATCAAGAGGAGTACCATATACCTGTTGGAAAGCATCAGTATCTACTTCTGGAATAGAATCCCAATACTCTTGAGGCATATCTTGATAGTCAGGCATAGAATCATAATCAACCTCAGCATCTCCAAGGTCAAATCTTGACAATGTATCTGCATAAGGGTCATAATCTTTCCTGTTCTTATCAATTACAGTTTCCATCTCTTCTACATCCTTACCATACTCATATTCAATGAAGCTGTTTCTGAAACCTAATGGCTCAATCCTTTCATAGGTTGCAACATTAGTTTGTTCAGTACCTAATGAAGCCAGCTTGTAATAGACATAGTTTCCTCTGATTCTTTTTCCTATGTACTTAAAGAAGTCATAAGCAGGACCATCAGGAGTATCTATCCTTTTCTTGATTACTTTCTTATCTCCAAAGGTAGCATTATCATCAATTACAAATGTAACTTCATCTTTAACTTCATTATCCTCTCCTATGAACTGGACAGAGGCTGTATCAGGGATTTCAGGAACCAACTTTCTATTATCCAAGTGGTTATAGACATATTGGTCTACAAATTGACTATAATCATCACTTGATGACAAGAGAGTTCTCAATGTACTTATGTACTCTGGGATAGCATTTCTCACTGCCACAGGTGCCAAATGGATGAAGGTTGAAGGTCCAAACGCAAAGCCATTTCTGTAATAGCTGTACCTAAATAGATTAAGAGCAAGTTTTTGAGCTTCTGGGTTACTCATATATAATAGAGATGCCCAATCCCTCATATACCTTTCTCTCAAAGTAGGACTTAACTGGCCCACATTCTTAAACACTACTGTGTCTACAGGATTACTGTCATTTGCCCTAATTACCTTGAGTCTCTTAATAAATTCAAGGTCAGCTATATCCTCATTATCTGTAACTACTCTCTTGAAGTACTCAGGGAAATTATTGATAAAATCCTTTCTCTTATCAGAGGAAGTTACAATAATATCACCTACTTCAGAGTCTGGGTTTACAATCAATTCAGAACCAAAGAATCCATTCTTTGACATAATATAGGCAAGCAAGTCATTATAAATACTATTCATAGTCTTTACATTTAACTTACCAGTCTTTGTCATGTCTCTAAGGTCATCAATTACAGCTCTGAATGATTCAGTATATTGAGGGAAATAGGATTTGAAGAAATCCTCTGTTTTCTGTAAGCCAAGAGTATAGAAAGCCTGTAAGAAAGGAAGAGGAGCTGACAATAGTCTTTCTCTTAGAGTGTCAGTGTCAGGATTGTCTGATAACAGACCATCAAGTATTACATTGGCATTCTTCAATGGGAACTTGTCATTATTCTCTATTTGGTCTAACAGGTCTCTCACTTTCTGCATCTTCAACTCTGTATCTGCAATAGTAGGACCAGCAGCACCTCCTTGGGTATCAGACCTTGTAGCCTGTACTAATTGCCCTAAAGCATCAGCAGAGTTCATAACTCTCTTGAACAAATATCCAACTGCAACTTGTTTCTGGTAGAACTCAATCCTTCTGAAATCAGAAGTCTGAGACCTGTCAGTAACAGCTTCCTTAGCAAGCATTATATTGTCTGCAAGCTCTTCAATGTAGAAGCTATTATTCTTGTAGTTATCATAAGTCAAGTCATTATTAAGAGCAGCCTTCTCCTTATACTTATCCAGTACTTCATCAATGATGGTATCCTTACCTTTACCTTCTCTACTCTCTCTAAAATAGGTCTGAGTAATCTCTTGAACTATAGGCTGCATCATTAACAGACCTATCTCAATAGGATTATAACCTAATCTTGAAAGAAGCATAGAAGCATCAGCAGTGAAAGTATTCTGATTAAGTGCTGCAAGCACAGGGTCTTTAACATTATCCACAGAAGCAGCCAAGAATCCAGCATTATTCTTTGAGATAAATTCCTTGTCCCCATTCATAATATCATGTAAAGATGTAAGTCTCTTTCCATTCAATACAAATGAGCCATTTTCTTCATCCAAAGCTAACTGAGTATGTTGCATTAAAGCATGATTTGCATTATGGTTAGCATAAATACCAATCAACTTAGCACCAGTCATGTTTTGTTGATGTAACATTACTTGAGTTCTTGGTGATAATGGGTCCATCTTGACCTTTGTTTTCTCTGCCAACTTATCAAGAGTATCAAGGTCTAAGTCAAATAGGTATGAAGCAATAGACTTAGGATAAGACTTTCCACCTTTCTGTACAGTCTTATTAAGTTCTACACCTACATCCTTTAATGCTTGAGCCAAGTCACTCTCAAAAGAATCATTGAGAATAGTCATTATTCTTGCAGATTTCTTCTGATAATCAAAGCCACCTGGGTTAAGAATCTTTGAAGCTGTATCTGCATTAGTCAAGACTCCATACATCATATCTATCAACAAGTTATTTCTTGCTTCAAGACTATTCTCCTGTGGAGACTTATTGAAGTCATACTTTACCTTACTTATAATAGGCTTGGCAAGTCTGTACTTCTCCTTATTCTCCTTGAACCATTCCTTAAAGTCATCAGTATCTGCATTGAGAATATCTTCTGCCAACTGGCTGTGAGTGAACTGTGACAATACTTGATTGAATAAGCTATTCATTCTTGCATAGTCTTCTCTTGCCTGTCTCATATCAAACTTCTTGACTCTGAACTCAGGTAACATGATATACATCTTATCCACATCAAAGTCAGAGCCTGATAGAGTAGTAATCTCAGCAGGAAGCATGATTGCAGAACCATTCTGTTGAGGAAGGAATCCCTTAATATACAGAGGAGCCATTGAGTATTTATCCTCTGTTGGAACTCTATATCCAATCAACTTTCTCAAATCCTCAGGAAGTTTAGTTACATCAAGCTGGTGAGTATTTGGGTCCATGAGAGGCTCATAGAACTCTCTACTGTATGCAGGCATATAGCACTCAAGATACTTAATCCTCTTGTTAGCACCTTCACCTTCAAATACTACATGAAGTTCATCAGTCAAGCCATAATCAGATACCTGAATTAAAGCTCCGCCTCTAATCTTCTGTTTAGTGATTCTACTCTTGATTACACTATTAAGAAGTGTCTGTACTCTTTGAGATTGCACAGGGTCAAAGAGAGGTATATTGAAGTTATTGTTCTCATCAAGAGTACAAGCCCTCATCATATCCATACCATACCTTTGATTACCTCTTATCTCTTCAAGTAAGATTTCTTCTACCTTCTTTGGGTCTTTGAATATTTTATCTACATCAGCAAATGCTTGAAGAATATTCTCAGTATTGATGGCATTATATAGGTCAAGCCACTCTTTCTTAGTCATCTTCTTACCATTAACCTCAATGATTGTGTCATCAGAGATGTCAGCAGTAATCAGCTTTCTAATCTGAGTACCTACCAACTGAACTGCATCAATAGCATGTTCAGGAGTTGCAGTCTGAATACCATAATCTTCATAAGACACCTTATGTACCACATTAGGATTCTCATTACCAAATCCAATACCTGTAGTATCTTTAAGTCTCTGAATTACATCAGCCTCTGTATTTACATCATTCAAATCTATTACACCCTGTTTTCCAACCTTAGTAGTAGATTCAAACTGAACTACATCAATCTGATTATCCTCCATAAACTTATTTATGGCTTTCAACTTACCTGACCTTCCTAAAGGACCAGCAATTAGTTCGTGCATAGCAAGTAATAGGAACTCTGAGTTTTTATGTTGTACAGGAGTCTTAATTCCAGTATGACCTTCAATGCCACTGTTATTATTGACTTGTGTATAAACATAAGGCTTCTTAGTCTGCCAAATGATATTGAAGTCTTTGATATTCCAATCTCCATTCTTGAAGTTGTTATATGCTTGCTCCATATCATCTGTCCACTGACCTGACATACCAAGTATTGCCCTATAGGAACTCAAACTTCTATATGCCTGAGCATCTGCTACATTCACATTTCTAAACTTGCTGATGATATTATCTCTGTCTATCTTGGTCATTTCATTTCTTCTGACCCTTTCATCAAGGACAGTCTTAATGTCCTCAAGTACAAAAGATACTATCTCATCATCCTTCAAGTAGATGGTTCTTTCCCAATCCCTACCAATTCTCTCACCTTTATAAGTAGCCTTAGTATTCAGTCTAAGGGCAGGAGCATGAACCTCCTTATATCTCTTCTGAAAGTCTTCAAGGTTCTTATAGAAGGCAAGGTCAGTAGTAGTAAGCTGGATAATTTGTGAAGTAGCTAACTTACTGTTCCAATAGTATTCCCTAAGTGCATCCTTAGCATTGTTCTTAACAAACAGGCTTCTTGAGATTGACTGAGCATCTTTCAATTCCATCTCACCTCTTGTTACCTTATCTGTCAGCAGATTCTTAATCTGCTCCATCAGGTTATTGGCTTTCCTACTATCAAAAGCACCATTATTGTTATAGGCTTTAAGCATCAGTTCCATATTGGTATTCCATAATGAACCTAAGGCATCTTTAGCCTTAATAAGTGCTTTTGCAGTTATTGCATTCTGCTTGGACTGACCTTCAAAAGGAAGATACTTGTACTTACCATTAGGAAGCTCATCCAAAAGTCCTACCCTCATCCAATCTCTATAGGTCTGTTCAAAACCATCTTCCATCATGTCATTAAGAGTAGTTCTTAGGAAATTCCTAAGTTCAGCACCAGTACCCTTGGATTTAAGTCTGCTTAGCCTATCAATGAATGTCTCTCCATTGTCATATCTGAGGTTGTTAAGTGCAGGAAGGAACTTAAATTCTGCACCTCCCATACCCTTTATACTCCCATCTTTCTTTCTGACAATATCATAGTTTGCAATAGGCTCTACACTCTTATCTCCACTCTGATAAGTCTCATCTCTTTCTCTAACCAGCATGATTCTATCATACTCTTGATTAACCAAGTCTACTAACTTGTCAAGGATAACATCATCATAGGTTCTCTTCTTACCATTTTCATCAAGTACATCACCTGTTGTGTACTTTCTGAATCTGATAAACTCAGCAGAAGGGCTATCTGAAAGAATAGGAACATGATACCAAGCATACTTTATACTTGACTTTGCAGAATCAGGGTCTCCCCAATACTCTGTAAGAAGGGCTAAAGTATAGTCCAAGTCATCCCAATTAGTATAGTCTACCTTATCAGAGTTCAACACTACTTTATGGTTAAGACCTCTTCTCAGTTCATCAGACTCTGCAAGCTGCCTTAGCCAATCATTTCTCCAATGACCATCCTTAAAGAACCACTCATAATCCTTGAACTCAGTCTGCATAAACTGTTCAAATCTCTCCTTGTTATTCATAACATTCTTGAGATTCTTAATAAGTTTACCTAAATAGTTAGGAGTAACATGAGAATAGTAAGACTTATCATTCTCTCTAACACTACTTTCAATAGCATCCTCAGTAACTTCTGCCATCATACTTGCAATCATATTGTAAGCAGAGCCAAAAGTATTGATAAGGTCTCCTCTCTTCTCAGTACCATCCTCCCTTGTTTCAGACTTAACTTCACCTTTCTTAGTACCACTGAATATGACATTCAATTGTGGTAAAAGAAGCATGATTGGGTCAGTAAATGTGACACCTGGAGCTGTCTTTATATCAGTTAATGCAGTTTTCAATACAGAAGGATTAGCATCAATACCTAACATATGAAGTAACTTCATTATGGTATTCCATACATCTTCTCTCTCCAAGAGTTGAAGTCTGGATTCTGTATCAAGGTTCTGGAACATATTGTTCAATGTCTCAGTCCATTGTAAACCTTTAGCTGCATTATCCTTGTTTATTTCCCCATTCTTCTCATATACACTATCATCATCAAGCTGTACTCCATTCTCATAGTTATCTCTCCAAGCATCAAGCAGATAGTACACACCCTCAGGCTTATTAATGGCAATAGTTTCCATCTTGAAAGTACCATCAGGCATCATCTTCTTCTTTTGAATCCAGTAAGGCATAAAGTCCTTTCTGAAGTCTTGATAGAACTGAGAGAATAAAGTCTCATCACCTTGAAGTAACTTGGTTACTTGCTTAACCCAAGGCTTGATTCTTTGCAAATCCTGTATCAAAGGAAGCATATCATCAGAGTTAATCATGTTCCTTAACTTGTCAATGAAAGTAGCATGAACATAGTCAGCATCAAGGTATCTTGTGAAACCTAAATCATCCTTTTCATACTTACCTCTATAGTCAAGTTTAGGTACTTGTCTGATTACTTTTCTTACAGCCTGTGACAGAGACTCATGTGAACTTACCTGTCTGAAATTGGTCATCCATCCATCCTTATAAGCCTCTTCTTGTCTCCAATCCTCTGCTTCATTATCCACCTCACTATTACCATCAGGGTCATCATCATTGAGGTTTGCATCAGCAGGTGCAATGTAGTTAGGGTCTATCCTAATACCCTCAGTCATTACAAGTAAAGTACTTGCTTCTTCAGCAAGAGCCTTATAGACATAAGGGTCATCAACTATCTTCTTATACTCCTGATTCTTATAGGCTGCCCTTTTTTGAGCAGCACCTAATTTCTGTTCATCAGAGAACTTATCTGCACCTCTCATAGAATTGATTGCATTAAGTTCTTGCTGTATTCTGCCTTCCTCTGTATCTTGTACATAAGAATTGAAGATGTTAGCTACTCTCTTGAATATACCAGCAGGAGTGTACTTCTTTATGGCAGAGAACCTATCCAAGCTATTAAGCTCAGCCTGTAATTCTTCCTTCTCTACACCACTGGCATCATCAATTTTTCTCTTCAAAGAATCAGTCATTTCCTGCAAGGCATTATCAACTTCATTACTGAAGAATCTTGCAATAAGTGTCACTCTGTCTCTTCTTGTTCTTGGGTCAAAGAGTAGGTCCACCTTTTGCTGCTCCTCAACAGAAGTAATCCTTGGAGTATTAAAAGAACTGCTAAGTGCTTCATCAAGCTGTTCAGTAGCCTCACTACTTCTTAACTCCTTAATAAAATCATTGAGTTCACTACCTGATGGAATATCCTCAATAGACTTATTATTCTTATCCTGCCACAGTCCAACCAAGTTAAGTATTGATTGCTCTGTTTCATTAGGAAACTTCTTGGCTAATTCTCTAATTTCTGGTGTTATAACTAAACAACTCATATAATTAAAGGTATTATTTATGCAAAGGTAAGGAATTTAATTGTAATACACAAGGTATTATGGGAAAAAGTTAAGGAGGAATAAGTGATTGACTTACTCCTCCTTATAAGAATTATTCGATTGAAGTAATTTCTCTTCAACTTTATCAGCTATTAGTCTAAGCTCTTGAGGAGTAGAATCATTCTTAATTCTGTTAGCTCTCAAAGATATTACCCAAACATTGTCCTTAATATACCCTTTAGAAGAGTCTATTCTATCTAAGGAATAGGAATTATCTTGTTTGATTCCCCTATGATACTCTAATGGAATACCTAATATTGGACATTTGTCTGGAACTATAATATCTTCAAGCTCAATAGAAAAATCTTCTCCTCTCTGCTTGGCTCTATTTTTAGCTGACTTCCAAAGGTAGGTCTGAATGTCATTCTCTTTATAAGACCTCATCAATTCTCTACCTCTTGACTCATAATACTGCTTACATCTTAGCTTGTTTTCCTCAGTACCTCTTGAAGTGTTTACACACTCCTTGCACCAACTTCTGTAACCATTAGCTGATGTTTTACTCTTGGAAAAGTTATTCACTGGAAGAAGCCTCCCACAATGGGAACACTTCTTCACAGGAATACCATCTATAATCTGTATCTCTATCTTTTTCATACTGCAAAGGTACAAATTATTTATTAAACCACCAAATGTATAGCAGATTAATTGCCTTATTCTACAACATATTTGACTCCATTGTAGATTAACCATTTGATTGTCAAGATATTAACAGGTCTAATACCCGACTCTTTATCAGTCTTAGTAATATCCATATCAACACAGTCATATCTGCCATCTCTTGATTCAAATTGAATCTTATAGCCTCTAAGAACTCTCTCCTCTCCCTCTTCATAAGGCAGGATAGGCTCTCTAACAAGTTCAGTAATAAGTTGCTTAGCCCTTTCAGCTACACCTTTCTTATTTGCCCTAACCTTGTCAATGTCCTCAGAGAATTGATTCACAAGATGGTCAATTTCCTCATTGAGCTTCTTCTTGCTCTTAGGTTTGTCCTGCTTCTTAAAGCATACAGTAAATACTTGACCAGAATGAATATTCTCCCAAATACTTCTAATACCGAGAGTACCATCCTTCTTATCTTCTTTAGTTACCTTTACTGTAGTTTCAAACAGGTCAGCAGAGTTAGTATAGTTCTTCAAATAACTCATGCCAATCTGAACCTCTTCACCACTCTCAAAATGAGTAAGCCAAGCATTAGAGCCTGATACTCTGTTCACAATATAGTGAGAACTCTCACTAATAATGGAACCTTGTTTTAACTGATTTATTTGCTCAATCATATCAAATAAGCTTTTCTATATTAGACATAAATGTTTCAGCCTCATGCTCAGTAACACCAATAGTTTTGATGTCTTCCTGCAATGCAGCAATCTGAGACTCCTTCTTTGCAATCTCTGACTCCATCTCTGCATGGAGATTACTTGCATTCTCATGTGCAGTCTTAAACATAGACTTAATGCTTGCCATCCTTTCACTGAAAGAAGGTGCAGCTACAACTGATTTCTTCGTACCAAAAGCCATACTTTTTTTTTTAGTTATTAATATACTTTCTTGCAATAAATTCCTCCATCAGAGGTTCTGCTAATTCCTTAGCCTGAGGATGTGGAGCACCTGTAATACCTCTTGCTCTATTGCCATTCCCACTTAAACCCTCCAGCAGTTTTTCTATTGGGCTTATGATTACAGCAATCCCCTATATGGGAGCCATTTATACCAGTGCATCTTGTTGCCTCTCTTACTCCAAAGTAAGTTGCTATAAGATTACCTTCTAAATCAAACTGACCAACAGGTTTACTGGTTTTAGCCCTCTGCTCATTTGTTCTTTTCTTTCCAGTATTCTTTGCTACTCTCTTATCCACAGTCTCAGGAGATTGCTTCTTACCTCTATGACTTTCCCTGAGTTTTTCTCTCTGTTCCTCAGAGAATTGAAATCCCCACATGCCTTCTCCTCCATCAGTAATGTTATAAGACAGACCTTGAGATTTATACTCTGTTATATACTCTTGTTCTAACTTACAGGCTTCTTCTTTAGATAGTCCCTTATGCAGTAACTCATGCTTTATGTTATCCCAACCATACTTTAGTATAGCTTGAGCAAAATAAGGATGTTTGAGTTTACCATTCTTATGAACCTCTAAGTACTTATAGCCATTATTACCCCATCTGTATTCTGGAGCTTGACTTGTTATTCCTACATAACATTTACCACTTGGAGAAGTATGCTTGTACACTATAAAATTACCCATAATTCAATATTTTTCAGCAAAGATACTAAAAATATTTGAATTATGGGTACACTTTAATAAAGTATTTACACTTAAAGAAGTGTTTCCATTATACCTCTTTTGACAAACTCATCCATAAGTGGGTCTGCAAGTTCTTGAGCTTGTGGATGAGGTTTTCCAGTTTCAGCAATCCTACTTCTGAGTCTAAAGAAGTGATTCCAATCAGATACAAATCCAGTTACAATCAATTCTGTCTTTAAGGAGTTAGGTAAAACAGCTCTTGCTTGCTGAGGTGTCCATGGATTACCTTTAAATCCTGTAGTATATCTTCTATCAGCAACTCTATTTTCCCATTTATCCATCAACCTAAAATATGCCTTCTCAGCACTATCTAATGCTTGAATGTAATCACATACTTCTACATAATTACTCTTTTTATTTACCCAAGCCTTGAAGTTCACAGATTCTCCAAATGGATTCTCCTCTGTAGACCCAACTCTATAATTTATTCCATCATGCCAATATGCTCTTCCCTCTGGTATATCTAACCAACAAGGAATAATAAAGGTAAGTTCATTACCAAACTTATCCTTGGAATAGTTACAATACCTTGTACTCTCTTGAGCAAAAGACATTACTCTATGTCTTACAAATTCATGGGATACTCCTCTATCACATACAAAGTGAACAGTAATTCTCTTTGCATGGAACTCTGTAGGTTCACATAAATATTGAAGTATATCTGGTATATACCCCTCAGCAAAGTTCTCTATCACTACTCTGAAATTAGTAGTAATATAGTTATGTATTCTATCACCCAAAGGTCTTGTAACTACTCTGGAATAAAGATTTGAGGCAAAGAAAGGGACTAAATTATAGTCTCCTGCTGAATTAGGTATATCCAAATACACAGTACCATGCTCCAACATAGCCCCATGACCAGATTTAACCATTCTATCTACAAATCCTTTAGCAGAATCTTCTGTTATCTTATCTTCAGACTTATAACATACTCTACCTACCCTCTCAATCTGTTTATATACTCCTTCAAGACTAGAAGGTTGGTTCCAAATCTCAAAATAAGGTTTAATTAGTCTCATTATTTTAAATTTATAGTAACACTTTCACAGAACATAAAGCTACACTCATCAATATTATGGCCATATTCCCTTAATAATGTTTCAGTATTCTCAATATCTTTAGGATTACCATAAACACTTACACTGCTATCAGAATAGTCCAATACAACCAATCTCTCCATAATTACTCTTTTATAACCTCAAAATCATCTACATTCCAATCGCATAAGTCCTTAATAGCTTTTATAGATTTATTATCTTTCGATAAATGTGCTGCATATCTTAACTCATTGCAAGCCTTTTGAGGCAATACAATCTGCTCTTCAACTGCACCTTTAAGATCACAATTTGAGTAGTCTATATCCTCAAAATATTCACCATCTTCATCCTTTCCAGAGTCAGTAATCTCATAGTCAGATACCCTAACCTTTACAGTTTTACTAAGGGTGACACTTACTGTGACCTCAATTTCCCTTTCAGGATTATCAACCTGATTCCAAGGTGCATCTTTAGTATCTGCACCCATAGGATAATTATAATTGTCCATTATTTTTTTTTCTCCTTTTAATGTCTGTTATCAAGTTATTCTCTTTAATCAGTCTTCGAGCAATTACACATTCAAGATTCTTAGGTATGCTGATATGTTTTCTCCTATCATTCACATAGATAGCATGGTCTCCATTATGTCTATCATAATAGAAACCATTGAACTCTACTATCTTTATGAACTCTCTTGATGTATATTGCCTCATACTATACTTTCAGAATGTCTTTATACTTCTCATAAGTCTTCCTTATGACCTCTTCTCCTATAGGATTGGGTCTCTTGGAATCTCTCTCTATACAGTCCTGAAGAGGTATGAAGAAATTCTTAAATTCCAATTTATACTTGAAATCATCTTGGGGATTTAATATATTCTCCTTTCTTAACTCTTCTACTGTTTGATTGTGTGCTTCTATATATGGTTTATAGAACTCTATCTCTTTGGGATTAAGATTCATATTATCAATGACAATATCATAACCCATCTCTATAGATGTTGCAATAAATTGTATTTTTAAAGCACGCACTAATAGTTCTCTACTGGGAACCCAATACTTGCCCAACATATTTCTGATGTCATCATTACTGAATCTTACTCTATGTTCAGGGTCTTCAAGTACCCATTGTTTAGCCCATGTAGTCTTACCACTACCTTGAATACCTCGGCATAAAATTATCTTTGGCATTGTCTCTCCTCCATGTACTCTTTATGTTCCTTACAATACTCACTGCCCTCTACAACAGGCTTCCCACAAAAGTGGCACCTCTTCTTAGCATTAAATCCTAATTCAATACTTGACTCTACTGAATCTTGGATTACTCCTCTAATAATACCAAAGGCAGTATTCAGCCTATCATTCTCAAGAGGTGTAAGTACTCCTTCCTCAAAGGGGAAGCCTACCATACCTTTTAACCTCCAAAGTATTCTATTCCTTTTCTGCCATTTCAGTTGCTTCTCTGTCATATTATTTACTTTTGCTGACTACAGAGTTCAAAACTAACAAAGCATCTCTAAGGGTTTTCTTTTGAGCAGGAGTACAGCTACTCAATTCACCATACTCCTGTTCAAAAAGAAATGTCCTTAGATGGTTAGATAGTTTCAGAGTCTCTTTAGCCTTTGTTTTAACACTAACTTTAATCCCACTCATCTTTCTACCCTCCTATGATGGACTTAGAAAGATTCAATGTATTCTGCATCAGGAAATGTAGCATAGACATCATCCCAAGCTGCATCCCTCTCATGCTCTACATCTTCATCATACCTGTTATTGTAGGTCTCCCTGTGACCATCCTTAAATGTATAATAAATGTCATAGTCTCTTATTACTCAATTCTTCTTTTAACTTGTTCATCTTGTTTTGCAACTCTACCATTTTATTCTGATACCATTGACATTTCAAGATGTCCTCTCTGCCATTTTTCTTATTGAATCTCCATTGATACTTAAAGGCATTACACATACAAAACATTATTACTGCCTCTGTGCCATAAGCTGCTTCCATAGCATCAATACATTCAATTCCCCCTTGGGTATAATGGGGAGGATGATTAACATTATCAATCTCCTGTTCCATTTTTCCTATCTGTTCTTTAAGTTTTTAACTAAAAGCTCTAACTCTTCAATGGTTGCATTGCTCTTAATTCTGTTTGCCTTATCACTAATAACCCAAACATTGCCCTTTGTGTATCCCAATGATGGGATAATTTTGTCTATTGAAGGAGAATCATCATACTTTCTTCCACCCTCACCAAGATGCTTGACAAGTTTGATGCCAAGTAAAGGACAATACTTAGGCACTTCAATATCAGTATAATCAATATTGAAAGTTATACCTTGCTTTACTGCTCTCTGTTTAGCACTTCTTATGAGATATTTCTTATAAGAATCTTCATTGGATAATATCCTATTCAAGTTTACTTGTTTTTCCCTTTCCACAAAACCTTCAATATTCTTTCTCCTTTCGATTCTTCTAAGTCTTCTTCTCTCCCTCAACTCTGGAGTATTATGTAATTCTTTATCACATTCTTTACAAATACTCCTTCTTCCATACATACCTGTGCCTTTAGAATATGCTTCCAAAGGCAACTCTCTATTACATTTAGGGCAAATTTTCATTTGATTTGGTCCTGCTATTTGTCTTATCCTCATATATCTAAAATTTTGTGCAAAGATACAAAGAATAATTCAAATATGCAAGACCAAAAACAAAATATTTAGGGTTCAATGCACCCAACAGGCTGCAATTTCTGGCACAGCTTTAATAGTTACTTTCTTACAGAAGATTGCTGCTGCATATTCCATACACTCACTTAACTTCTTGGCTTCCTGCTCTGCAATTTCCTCAGGTGGTTCTATCAAATACTCATCATGTACATCATTAGGAATGAGGACTTTGAATATAAGACCATCATTAACCAAATGATTAAAGTATCTAATACCTGCTATCTTAGTCATTGCAGCAGCAGTACCCTGAGAAGGATAGTTACATGACTGATTATCAGAAGCACTCTTTCTCTTCCATAAGTGTTTCATCACTGACACATATACAGTCTCCCTGTTAATATCAATGAATCTTTCTTCTATCTTACCTGCCTTTTTAACCTTATATGAATACCTAACAGCTATCTCTTCAATAGGAACACCTTGGGCAAACTTCTTTGCAATTTCTTGCATGACAGATGGTGGAATCTCAGATATTACTCTGCCACTATCTCTTGCAGCTTTGTATATATCCCAGAAATCTTCCATACCATTCTTTCTCCTTTCAATACCTTTCAGTATAGGATAGTCATAGATATATGCCCTTAGCCCAGTTATCTTTGAGATTAAGATATAGCCTCTATTCCACATATCTCTCTTTTGTACCTTGAAATAGCTTGCTATACCATTAAATCTCTTGAAATAGTTGTTATAAATCTCAGTTGCAAAGTCCACAGGAATATTACAATTAGTTGCCATTGTAGGAGCTTGACCATTATAATTGAAACAGAACCTTGCCTTCTTAGCCAAATCTCTAAGATCTTTTCTTACCTTCTTGACATCCTTCTCTGCAACCCCATCAAGGTCTTTAGGGAAACACATCTTGGCTACAAAAGAGTGCCCATCTCTTTGGTTAGGGTCATTATAGAATGCAATCCACTCTTTATCATTAGATAATTCAGTGAATACATGACCCTCTTGGTCTCCATAATCACAATCTACTAACAAATGTCCCTTTTCAGGTACAAATGCTGCTCTTGTTTCTTCTGTGGCTGGGAGTTGCTGAACATTGACACTCTTATCACTTGCTTGTGTAGAAATGTCCTTGTTTTCATCTTCCTCCTCTGCAATATCATCATCTTTAGTCTTACCTCCTTTACCTTTTCCTCCTGAGCCACAACTCAATCTACCAGTATCCATCATTTGATTGAATGTTGGGTGGATTCTTTGTGTAACAGGGTTAATGGCATCAAGAAAGTTTTGACCAAAAGATGTTACCACCTTGAAAGCTGCTGAATACTCCAAGTATAAAGGAACAATACTACTCTTACTTGCCTGCAACTCTATAAACTTAGATTCTACAGACTTCTTCATCTTGCCTGTTTTCTTGTCTTTAACCAATAGGTCAAACCCAAGTTCCTCAAACAATCTGATTACTTGCTTGGAACTATTCCAGTTAATAATACATTGAGGTCCAGTATCAAACTCGGAGAATAATGAAGGTTGTGGTATTACCACATATACATTATCTGCAAGTTTGGCAGGCTTGCCTTTCTTGTGAGCATCATAGTTTTTTGCAATAAGGGAAGAGTCACCCTTTTTCATCACATAGTCTACTACCCAATCATTAAGTTTCTGTTCAGCAATCCTTAACCTCTCTGCATCTTTAGCCATCTTAGCCTTCCACTTAACAGGGTCAAGTTTAATACCACAATATTCAATGTATGCAAGGACTCTTACAAACTCATTTTCAATATCAAGTGCCACTTTCTGATTTCTTGCATTGATAGTAACAAGCTGCAAGTTCATAATATCCTCAAGATGCACAACATCATTTGCTGCATAAACTATAACATCTTCTGTCATACCTGCATGTATCTGTCCTCTGACAGTCTTGTCAAGAAAGATACCTAAATACCTATCACAACAAGCCTGCAAGGACAAAGATACAATGCCAGGTGGAAATCCAAGAAATAGAATCTTTTCAGCTAAATAAGTATCATAGACATTTCTGACTACAATATGTTCCTTATACAGCCATCTTAAATCAAACTTTGCATTATGAATGATGAATAATCTGTCACTTTCAAGATAGTCCTTATACTGTTTGACATCAACAGTCATACAATCTATCACAACTTGATTTTCCTTATTACCAAGCTGAAGAGTAAGCAATTTACCTTGCCATATCTCTGTACCTGTAGTTTCAGTATCTAAACCTACCACTCGAAGAGGCTCTAATACTTTAAGAGACTCTTCTACAGAAATACATTTATACTTGGCATCAGGAAACTCAAATAATTCTCTCTGACCAGTAACAAAATATATCATTATTCAAATGTTAAAGTATATCCATAACCCTCAATAAAGTCTATAGATTTGACAACTGCTTTGGCTTCTTCAAGCTCATAACCTACCACAATCATTGGACCTCCTGATGGGTCAATAAACTTATTTCCTCCTTGAACTTCACCCACTCTTAATATAGGCATATCAGTTTTAAGTACATAAGTTTTTGATTCAGAACCATCAGGCTTAGGCATCTTCTTGAGATAGTTTACAGCTCCATATCCAGACCTAAGTTTTATAATATCTTCCATTATTTCTTAGAATAAGCAATAAGACTTTCAAAGTCAAAGACATATTTATATTTTTGGAAGAACAGACTGCCAAGGATACCATGAATTTGCACACCAGACTCTTCCTTAACAATAGCAAAGGCATCATCCAGGTTATGAATACAGAAATCACCTACAAATTCTTGCCCCTTATAAGTGATTGTCATTTCACAGAACTCAGTATTTACCTTATTACCTTCAATTCCTGTCACATCCATGTCTTTTGCCTCTATCTTCTTATGGTCAAGAAGAGGAAGAACAGAGCTGTTGATTTGAGAGATGTTACTTCCAGTGTCCAACAGGAAATTAAGTTTCTTATCTCCATTAAGGAATGTTACCACAGGTAACTCTACCAAATCCATAGCCTCTTTGAAAGACATATTTACCCTTTTGCTTTGCTTGCAATAATCTTCTACACCATTAATGATAATAGATAAGATGATTACTGCAAACATAATACCAATTATTTCTAATACCATGCTTCATGCTTTTTTTTTTAGTTACTACTTGATGCCAGAAGTACCAAATCCTCCTCTGTTATCATCACCCAAGTCATCTACTTCCACAAGTTCAATACCTGAACTTAGTAGCCATTTAATCTTCTGCCACATAGTAGCTTTCTGACTAAGCTGTATCCTAAATTGACAGATTCTGTCACCTGCTTCAATAGTGGTCTCTCTCATAGGAGAACATACATAGTGCCACTGGTCATCATTGCCATTATATATGTTATCCACTACACCTTGACCATTTGGGATGAACAATCCTAACTTCTTAGGACCACTACTCCTTGAATCAATAATAGCCTCAAATCCTTTAGGCAGTTGCATTGCAACTCCAAGAGGAATGTAATAGGTGGGAATCTCTACATCCCTATGACCTACTCTCTCTCCTTCAACAGTTTTTCTCTTAAGAACATCAGCTTGTGGTGCAGGGATAGTGATATTTATGGCAGACCTCAAGTCTATCCAATCACCAATCTTGCCAATTACAGGCATACAGCCCTCAGTTAATACTTTTATTTTAATTTTCAGTTTCATAATGATTTTAATAATTCTTCCTTAGTTTTAAACAAGTCCTTCTCCATGAATACTTTATCAGATTCAAACAATCCTTCTACTATGTCTGAATTATATTCAACCGTAACATCAGTAGATACTAAGACTTCGACTGCTTTAATTTTAGTTTTGGTTACTTTATTTTTATATAAAGTATAGACCTCGTCGCCTATATTATATTTTGTTTCTATTACCATGAATTTTCAACTTGTATGTTTCCAAAATTTATCTGTCATATCTGATAAAACAAAATCACCCGGGATTACTTCGTCAAAAGGCTCTACTTCATAGAACCTTTGATTAGTAGTCCTACTGTTAAGTGGACCAAGCTCTTCCTTATAAGGTCCTAACTTAATAAAGTCAAACCACTGCAACTGTCTTGCTACCACATCAGCAAGTTCCTGTCTACCACTATACCAAGCAACTTTAAGGTTAGTGTGTGTTTTCACCCAACTTGCCAAAGCTACTAAGTGTATAACATTACTATCTCCGCCCATAAAGGCTACACAGGACACTCCTTTGTTACCCTCAATAAGCTCACTAAGGGATGTTTTATTTAGAGGTTTTCCAATATCCTGTGCCAAGTAAGAGCTATGACAGCCCTTACATTGACATGGACAATTAGATATATTGATAGCAAGAGTTACCTCATCAGGAACTTCAGCAAAGGTAACTTTTACATCCACATACTTTAGCATATCTCACTCCTTCCATCACTATAGGTTCTATGACTTGCTTCAATCTGCCTATCTTTACCAAATGATTTAATAGGTCTTAAATACCCTATCACTCTTGTATATTGAGTAATATTCTTACTATGACACTTTGGACACTCAGTGATAGGATGCTTAGTAATGTAGCCACAATCATCACACTTACTATTAGGAATATTAAATGTGAAATAGTTGGTTCCATTAGCTATTGCAAAGTCTATCAGCTTGAGATACTGCTCCTTACTCAGGTGGTCTTCAAGATTAATATGAGCTGCACTGCCTCCATCAGTATATTGATAAGTCTGCCTTCCATGAAGTATAAACTTATCAAGTACTGAGGTATCATCATGTGCATCATAGAAGTATGAATTGTACAGATTCTCATCCTCTGGAACCCAATCATTCTGTTACACCCTCTCCCGTTGTGCAGAGAGGTGATTCATTAGCAATATAGTTATTTAAGTTTATCAAACCAGCATGTACTTTCCTATGACAATTAGCACATAAGCAAACACACTTACTTACTTCTTGCAGAAGCCACTCCTTGCTCCTACTTCTATACTTACCTATGGTAAATTCCTTATCTACTGGATTGATATGATGAAAGTCAATACAAACAGGTTCTGCTTCTCCACAGACAATACAGGGAGTTTTTATGCTATTAAGCCATTCTCCTTGCCTATCCTGCCTTCTTGTAGCTTGTGCCCTGTGAATCTCAGGATGTTCCAATCTCCTTTGCTTCCTATAAGCTCTTCTACAATCCTTACATTGATGTCTTCCTTCATCAAACATCTCCAATGGTAATTCTCTACCACAAATCTTACATAATTTAGTTTCCATACTTAATCATTTTGGGAGCAAAGTTAAAACTTTTATCCCAATTATGCAAGATTATAACCATATTTTTAATGAATGGGTTAATATTTCTATTAACCTCTCTATGTTACCATAGAGTTCCGACTATTACATACCTTAATATTCTATCTTCACAGATTGCATATTAAAGTCCTCTTTGTTTAGTCTGTCAGGCTGCACAGGCTTCCCTTGCTTGCCCCTCATAATCCCATAGGGACTTCTGAGTCAATTAAAAGAGGTTTTAGATGGACATTGGTTCTAATCCATCTTCCTTATCCCAATTATAATTCTTTCCTCCTAACCCTTCAGCAGGAACTACCTCAGAATTGAATAAGAATGGTCTATTGGCATCATGGACAGAATGTATCTTATTCTGCTCTTTAATAGTACCAAGAACCAGTTGCAGGAACTCAATATATTCCTTATTATTACCAACATTCATACCTAAGAATCTTGCAGCCTCATTCAAGCCATTGATACCTATAGTACTGTATAACTTACTAATATGAATATATCCACCATTTGAAGCAGCAAACATGCCTTTATCTTCAAGGTCATACAACATTGTCTTGAAGGCAATATGATACTTGTAGACTCTTTGGAGAATATCTACTAAGTAATCCCTAAGAAATGAAGTATTTTCTTTCCATCCTCCATTCCTCTTCAATCCATAAGCCTTATTGCAATCCTGTACAATCCTATTGATATTAAGAGTGATAACATTGCAGCTACCAGTCATTACACCAGTAAGACCTGATGTAGGATTGAAGGTATTCTCTGCAAGTTCATTCCTCAACCTACAACATGATGCAAGACTATCAGCACTATCTGATATATAGGTAAAGAAGCTATGACCTTCTGCATACATTTCAGCAGTAAAGTCTTTATAGTCTTTATCTATAATATCATTGGTCTTAGGGTCATACACCATAGCCATAGTTTCCACAGGAAAAGTCAGGATTTGCTTGGTTCTTAACTTATTGAAGAATTTCATAAACAGCCTTTGCAGACAGTCTACTGCTTCCCATTGAGGCTTAGTACCATCAGGGTAGTAGAACTCTCCAAACAATGAATCAAAGTAGGTATGGTCATAATAAGACACATTAGTGAATGGACTCTGATAAGACCTATTGCCAGCAGGCTGATTTACACCATAGATAAACTGTTTGAATGCTTTATATATGGCATCTCTTACAGTCCTCTGCTTACTGCAATGGTTTGTAGTAGTTACTACATCCAACTTTTCATACCAATTAGGACCAAATTCCTGCACAATGTAATAGTTGAGAGCAATAAAATATTCACCTACTGCCACTGCACCCTTACACTGAGAAGATAGCAAGAATATAAGATTGGTTACTTGACCACTGAATGATTGCAAGTCATTAGGAGGTGTTGGAGTGATACCATCAATATTGCCTACTCCTTCCATCATAAGAGGATACAGACTCACAGCCATACAATACTGCTTCAAGACAGGAGTAGTTGCTTCATCATGTGTATAAATGATATGAGAGTTCAAATCCTCTTCATACTTCTTAGCTACTTCAGGGTACATTTCATTCAGCTTGTCTTTCATTCTTTGCCTCTGAATAACCCTATTAGTAGTCTTATATACTTCACCCTCAAGGTTGGCAACATTCTTCATAGTTACATTTGCATTAGCATCTGTCTCTGATGAAGTGGCTGCATTTTCATTAGACTGACTATACTCATCCATATAATCAATTCTTTCTCTAATGAATCTTGCCTGCTTATGCTGCTCTCTATAAATGATATAACTCCTTGCTACATCAAAGTGTTTGTCATTCATAAGAACATCCTCAACCTTATTCTGTATCTCTTCAATACCTATAGTATCTCCTTCCAAAGTACCAAACAAGGCACCTATCATATCATACAGATATTGAGGCATTTTCTTGTTGCAAGACTTAAAGGCTTTCTCTACAGCACTTATAATCTTATCAACATTAAATTCCTCTATACTGCCATTTCTTTTTACTACTTGCATATTACAATGTATTTAACCATTCTCTTAAATCATTAGGACCAGTTTCATTAATACCCACAGGAACTCTTGGTCTGGAAGTGAGATAAGAAGAAAGCTCTTCTCCTATCACAAAAGGACTTCTCATTTCTATTTGGCCATTCTTTCCAAACTTTAATGTACCTACTTCCTGTGTAAATGGACAAGTCCACACCAATGGGACAAGGATTCTCCTATTGACTACAATGAAATCATAGTCAAGCAGCTTGAAGTCTTTGAAGTACTCATCCTTATCCATATTCTGCCTTATAATAGCCCAATATAGTCTGGCTTGAATATCATATCTCCAATCTACAAAGGATTTATAGAAATCCCACTCTGTATGGGAACTTGTTTTCAAATCTACTGGCTTTACCCACTTCTCTTTATGATTGACTATGATTAAGTCAGCCATGTTTCTATACTTTACACCATTGAACTCTCCTTTGAACTTCAACTGATAGAATCTCTCAATATCTGGTTCAAATGGATTGTCCTCTGCAAAGTAGAATTGAGTGGATTTACTCTCTTTCAATGCTCTTACTGCACTGCACACATCTTGATAGGTCTGAGTATCAAGTATAGTCTTACTGCCTGCTATAAATAACAGGTTATAGTAGTCAGCTCCTTTCTCCTTGATAACTTTAGCCCTTGTCTCAGGCTTCCAGTTCATCTGATAACTCTGATATTCAGTCTCCTTAATGATTGCATCATCAGGAATTGTAATAAGACTCCTATAAGAATCTCTATACTGACTGAACAAAGATTTTACCATCTTTGTAATAGAGTCTGGAGTAGAAGGAAACTCAGCAACCATAAACCTTTCATCAAACTCTTCTTGACCACCTGTGATTAAGGAGTCCACTGCACTCCCAAAAGTAAGAGAAGGTGTCTCTAACCTGTCAAATAATTTATCCAAGTTATTGAATCCCTCCCTCTCATATCTTGCAAGGGTTGAATAGCTTAATGCTGGGTCTGCCCTATATGTTTCCTCAGACACATCCCAAGATATACTTCTTAAAGATTTCCTCTCCATTAGTAATAATCTTGATTGTATTCCTCATTACTGAAATCCTCATATTCACCCTCCTGCTCTGGCAACTCAAGAGCCTCACAGTAAGTATCTATTTCTGACTTCAATTTCCTCATTTCTCCAAGGTCTGCTTTCAAATACTCCTCTTTAGGATTTTCCTTACTGAGACCTTTCTTTACTCTAACAAGAGATGAATCAACTAAGAGTTGGAGAGACTCAAAGTCCCTACTATTCAAGAACTTATGTGCAAGCTTTGCATCCCCTTCAGGTAATGAGGGAATCAGAGCCTTTATTCTGTCTATTGGTCCTGTATTATCCATAACTCTTGATAATTTCTATTGCCTGCAAGAGTTGTTTCTTGGTATATACCTCAAAATAGATAGACCTTTCACCTTTTTCAATGTACAGGTTATCAAGATATTTTATAAACATCTTTTTCTTGATATAGAATACATCATTTTCTATTCCTTTGGCTTCAATATAAACATTGAGGTCATTATATTTGAAATAGAAGTCTGGTGTATATCTGATACCAACAATTTTACCTGTTTTCTGAATTAGTATCTTTGAGGGACAAGTATTTGTCCCGTCTGATAATCTCTTGATTTTCTGTTTGTCAGTCTCCTTATCATAATATGGGGTAATAGGTTCAAAACCTTCCCATAAAGTGAAGGTAGTTGGCTCATATTGAGGTTCAAACCCTTGTTGAAGAAGAGTATTGTATATGCTCTTCTCCAACTGGGATTTGAATGTTATACCCTTAGAACTACTCTGTGTGGCATTCCTAATCTTCTTATTTGCCACTTTTAAACATTTCTTTAAGAATGTCTCTTGTAATTCTGCAAGCAATCTTAGCATCCTCAATAGTCCTGAATGCTGCAAAGTTCCTGTAGTTCTTGATATGAGCCTTATTAGCCTTGGTAATTCTACCATCAAGCATAGAGATTACATAAATCTCAGGACTCTTCTCAATATGGTCCTCATATTTCTTGTCCAACTCAATGGCTACTTCTCTAAGTACCATAAAGAATGCAGCAGTAGGAAGAATACTATCTACACTGTTAAGGTAGTTATAGACCTTCTCCATCTTCCAACCAAGTTTCTTTGCAATCTTCTGAATGTAGTACTCCAGCTCCATAGGAACCTCAGATTCAACCACAGTAGACTTTGTAGGATTAGTGGTGGTAACAATGCCAAGCTCAAGTAGCCTGGGAAGAATATCCTCAGTTACCACAATGTGCTGAACTACAGCACCACCAAAGAAAGGGTCTACTACCTTAGATACTTTAACTAAAATATCTCCAATCTGTACTTTCTTGCCATTTTTCAAATAAATCTTTTCCATTTTTTTTTTGTTTAGTATTAATATTCTTCGTACCATTTTATAGGCACACCATAAATCTCTTTTACCTTATTACTTATATCAACAAATAGCTGGTGTGGCATCTTAGTGCCACTCCTTGCAAAGTATGCAGGATGTTCAATCTCTATAATATGATTGAACCTATCATTAATATAAGGTTTGAAGGTTTGGGCTTGTCTGCCAAACAATACATATACTATGGCTGTATTATATTCAGACAAGTTCTTTAGCAATTTAGCTATGAATGGTCTCCATAACATTACATGGGAACCTATCCTATTCATTTCTACAGTGAGTGCAGAGTTTATCATTAGTATTCCTTGTTTAGCCCAACTTTCTAAAGTTTGGTCAAAGGTAATACAATAATGTGGAACTTCAAAATTAATTGCTGCTTCTTTAACAACATTTAATGAAGGAGATAAATTATCCTCATCAACTTCCTTTCTATTCCCAAATAATACTCCAGTTGCCACTCCCTTTTGTGGATAAGGGTCTTGACCTAACATAACTACTTTCAAGTCCTTGAGAGGACAAAGCTTAAATGCTCTGAATACATCAGATTGAGCAGGACACAGGGGTTTCTTCCTGTATTCCTGCCCAACCTTAGCCATCACATTATTAAGCTCTGTCCTGTCAATTACCTTCATCCAATCCCCAAAGTATTCATCTAATGTCATATCAACATCATTATGTCATCAATATTGTCAATAAGGCATTCATTTAGTGCATCATTAGAGCAGGTAGATGGGGTAGGTTTAATAGGTTCTATAAAGAACTTATTGAAATTATCTACTATAACCTTTACTTTCCTGTCTTCTGGATTACTGCTGAAACTATAATTGCTCCTTGGGAAATTTATGTCCCTACTTGTATAATAGGGAATCAATTTCTTGATGATGCCTTTGTTAATCAACTTATCAGACTCTAAAAATACTTTGGGGCTGACATGGCACACAGGTCTGTAATAGACCATAGTATTATTATTGTCCTCAGTATGTACACTTCTTGCAGTTAATGTACATAATAGTAATGGAGTGTAGCTCTCATCAAAGATGATGCCTTTACCACCATAATACACTTCACCCTTATTGGTAGTTATCTTCTGCAATCTTTTACCATATCCTACATTAGTAAATAATTGAGTTATAATACTATCAAAGGTTCTCCTCTCTTGGCTTGGTGCATTATCATATAATGGCAATATCATCCTCTTGACTCTCGTAATTGAGGGATAGGCCATATTGTCTGAGACTATCTTTTCAAAGTGTTCTCTTGCAATTACAGGTATCTCTACTTCATCATTGTTTACTTCAATGATAAGGCTTCTTCTAAATACATTGTTACTATCAAGAGACAGATTCATTTCAAGCTGGTCTGGATTACCAGACTCACTGCTATTGAAAACACCCATTACATTATATGCAAATCTTGGGTTAAATTCCATTATACTTCAGTTTTAAGATACATTGTTTCTGCATTATATGTGATAAGGAATGGCAGGTCTCTGTCAATGAGAGGCTCACATTGATTAGCACAGAAATTTACAAACAAATTAACCATATAGGATGCAATCATATTTGCACAGAAGGTAGTTTGTTTATAGGAGCAGATAGTTTCATCAGCTTCTGCATCAGAGAATAGGAACTCATTATTGTACCTATTGATGTTGTACTCATCATCTCCCCTAATACACAATACTTGAAACTCTTCTGCTGCTAATCTACCATCAATAAACAAGCAATTCTTTCTCTCCTCTTCTGGTTTGGATTGAACATGATTTACCCATTTATTAAAGAAAAGTCTTCTTGCTGCCATATTATCAAAGCCACAAATCATAATATCTGATGCTTCAGATTCATTGGTAAATCTCTCATTTATTGCAAAGACACTACTATAGCCAGCATAGTTCCTAATCATCTCAGCCAGTGCAGATACCTTAGGTCTACCTAAATCAGATTGACCATATAACTGACCTGACATATTGACAGCTTCTACTATGTCATCATCATAGATAAACATAGAAGCTGGCTTCATTCTTGCCAATAAGAAGCCTACATAACTACCAATGCCACCTACACCTGCCAAAATGACAGTCTTCCTCTGAATGTTCTCATACCAAATGGCAGAACTAAACCTACTTGTAGCTTCATCTACCAGTAAGGTTGCAGAGTTTGTAGGTATTTCCTGATGTGCATCTTCTACAGCTTGGTCAAGAATATCCTGTTCTTCTTCTGTTAAAGGAGACTCATTATCAGGACTCTGAAGGGCATTTTCATGCTCCTCAACTGAGTTAAATTCTTCAATAACTCTTTCTAATTCACTTGTTGTCATAATATTAAATACTTTTGGAGTGCATCAATATACCCCTTGATATAATCATTTTCAGGGAGTTTAGTAAGTTCCTCTATCATATCATGGGCACAAATAGCACAAATTTCTGTATTATCAAAGCCAAGCTCTTCTAATTTCTCATCTGTTATATACCATGTCAGGTACTCTGCATAAGTCTCTGCCCATATCTTGAAATTATTCATGCCAACTTTGCCTTTACCAAACCTCTTTTCATACAGTGTAGGCATTGACTTAGCCCATTTGGAAATGTCAATCTTACTGTCATTAGAGATAATGATGCTACCTGTAATCAATTGAAGTACAAGAGATTTCAAAGCAACCTTATCAAATGATACCTGACTATAAGGTATGTCATATCCCTCTTCAAATGGCAAGTCATCTGCATCATCAAAGAGAGCTAGCTGAACTACCTTAGGCTTATTAGCTTCCTTCTTGACAAGATTTGCTGGACCTGCCTTTGTACCATAGGAATTAGCAATAACAGGCTTATAATCACCTTGATATGTAGGTGTCTGAGCTTTCTTGGCTTTTTCTGCCTTTTCTGCTTTAGCTTGCTTGATTTCCTCAAGTCTTGCTGCCATGTCTGGAAAGGAATAATTCTCACCTTCTTTCTCTATTTTAAGATAGAACCATTCAATCTCATCTGCATCACTTACATATTCCTTAGTATCTTGCTTTTCACCATCACCAAAGAACTCATAAGACACAGACTCTTTGACCTGCTTTGACTTAACCCTCCTTGTAATTGCAGCAGTATAAGTACCTGCATTATTCACAATGAGAGATACAAAGTTATTTCTATCCCTACCTTCCTCCTTTAGAGTAGCAGTATCTGTTCCACTAAAGAAGGTACTCATATTGTTATGGGAATGTATAAGACCCATTTGGCAATCAAGTAGCTCAGGATTTTCACACATGTAGGATATTACATCAGGATTCATATCAAACTCTGTATAGGCTTGAGTTCCAATATCCATGATGTAAATGTCCACACATCTTATCACAAGGTCATTATTCTCAAATGAGCCTTCATGTGTAAAGAACAATGTACCTGACCATTCAGTATTCCACACCTTCTGACAGGTAAACCTTATCTTTCTTTCCACTTCTGCTGGAATAATCAGCTTATAATTATAGGTACCTGACTTCTGTACCAAGCTGATTACCTTCGTGGGTTGCTTTACTTCTTCCATATCTATAATTTAACACTTTAAGTATTATTGCTAATATGTATAGTGCAGTATGAGTATTAAGAATTATGCTCTTATTCTCATTCCTTACCTCAACAATATCTGTAATATCAATAGTAACCTCTCTTCCCTTGAACATGCAAACCTTCTTGCCTATATATTGGGCATAGTTATTTACATTGTTCCTGCCTTTATCATAGTAAATCTTTCCATTATCTATGATACATTCCTTTAAGATACCCTTCCTCTTCAATTCTGCAAACTTAGTAGTCAGCTCTTCCTTATTGAATTGGTCATTATACCACTTAATGAACTCATTGCTAATAAGTACAATAAACTCAATGAGTGACATACCAATAGAATAGGAACCATTTACATAATTGAATTTAAGTTTCTTTGAGTTGATAAAGTATCTTACAAACTCCTTCAGCTTGTCAGAGCTAAGAGCACTCTCATAATAGTCTGGTGATAAGTATGTAACAAACCTGTCTATACCAGTTTCCATATTACCAGTACCTAACTTCTCCAAGTATTTGTAAGGTCTGCCAGCAATGGATTCTACAGTCACATACTTACTCAACTCAAGACAAAACATATTCCACATGTCCTCATCATAATCCCTATTAAGGGCACTGATAGTACCATTGATAGGACCACTACCTGTACAAGGACTCTGGAAATTAGCAAAGTTACTTGTAGGAATAGTGCTGATATGGCTGTGCATATATCCACTACTAATATGAAGCATAGTATATTCTGACCTATTAAGTGTAAATCCACCATTTAATGTGCCATTATACATTACCTTCACCTTAGCCCATAGATGGTTAATATCCACAAACCTATCATGCTCATTAGTTACTCTTACATGAGGAAAATGCACAAGAATGAATATGCCATTGAATTTGGCATTACCAATCCTCTCTTTCACTGTAGTACTGCTTGTAAGCACGCTTACAACCTTTTCTACTTGGTTCTCAGGTATATCAGTAATAGCAAATGTCTTGAACATACTCCAGTCATTACTGCTCATGCCTGCAATACTACCATCAGGGATATAAGTAGCCAAAGATTCTATCTTTAACCAAGATTTGAACTTATCCAAGCTCCAATACCCTTGCATATCAACCTTATCCTCTCCAAAGAAATCATTGAATATGCTTAATACTCGGAGTGGTCTGTCCATCAAGGAGTTATATAATTCTTCTATCTTCTCCTCAATCAATTTAATTGTTTCTCCACTCATATTACTGTAAAAAAAAAGTAGGTAAGGGGGCATTTCTAACCTCCTTACCTACTGTTACTTACCCTTGTTAATTGATACCCATTCCTACAAACATGTCATCAATCTCATCATCAGAGTAAGGAGAAGCTGACTTAGGTTTATACTCCTCAGAAGGTGCAGCATCTACTGCAACTGCACCCCCAAGGATGTCAAGTACTTCATCCTTCTCATCCTCTTCAATTGTGCCATTATTCTCAAGAATCTCTACCAGCTTACTGATAGCAGCTCTTGCTACAGTATCAACACATTCACCATTACTTGCAGGTGCTACAGGAGCACTTGCTTCAGGAGTATTTACAGGTGCTTCTACCTTTTCCTCCTTCTTAGTCTCTGCCTTAGAAGCTTCTGCCTTGGGAGCAGCAGGTGCAGGCTTTGAAGCACTATTACTCTGTACCAATGCAATAAGGTCAGCAGTCTTACACATAGTAAAGTTTTTACCAAACTTCTTTACACAAGCATCCTGCAAACCCATAGATTTGATAGCATTATATGCCTCAGCTCTACTCATTGCAACAGCACCACTTCTGATTTTCTTGTTGGTGTTAGTAAGCATGAAAACCAACTCATTTGTGATAGTACCCTTGTAAGGAACATCATGTGGCAGAACTGAAGCATCATTCTTCAATTCAACCTTTGATGTGCCCTCAAAGAAGGTCATACCATCATAGTCAATACCATTGGCTCTCAGGTCACTCTTCAACTCAGCAAGGGTCGTGGCTGCTGACATGATAACACTCTTTTTCTGATTTTTAGTCTGTACGACTGTAATTTTTCTTGCTTCCATCTTTTCACTTTTTTTTTTATAAATTGGACTTATTGAAACTTTAATCTATGCAAAAGGGCAAATCATCCCAATCATTGTCCTCTTGTCTTGAAGAGTT